TTTATTGTACGTTTATAAGGATAACTACGATAGTGGATAGCAGTCCTGCAACTACTGTGCCGGCGGCACCTATCATAACTTTAATCATAGCTTTGTTGCCATGAATCATATCATTATGGATATGCTCTACTTTTTCTTCGATTTTCGTGAGACGACCCTCCAATGCTTCATACCTCTGTTGGCATAAGTCAACGTGTGCTTCTAAATTTTCTTTTTCTAATTCAGTGGCTCTTGCCATCTCTTTCTCTCCGTTCCTTTTGTCTCTTGGACGGGGCCTAATCTCTAATGCCTAGTAAGATGTAATGTTTGCCGTAATACTATTGCCTATTCTCTATATAATCTATTTATCTGTGCCTAAATCTTCTTTATCTACAAACTTAAAAACAATGTTAGTTTCAACACTATCTTTCGTTCTAAAAGCAGAGTTATTTATCAAAGCAGTTTCATCTAATCCAGTAATTACTGGCACTAGATCAAAATCGTCTTTAAGCTGATCTATATTAAGAGCATTTTCAAATTCATGTTGAAATGTGAATACCCAGTATCTCTGCTTGTCTTTTATAGATGATCCAAAGCCTATTCCATCAACAACGTCTACCTTAGATTCTAATGCTATAGGCATAGGATTGACTCGCAAACCTGCTGTTTGTACCACTGTATTGTAATTTGCTTGTTGATTCCGTTGCTTGGCTTCTCCACTACGACCAACATTTGTTTCTGTCATGTCGATCACAGTGAATATTTGTATTCTCTCCATGCAACTATTTAATGGTCAAAAAAAAAGGGCGAACAAAATATGAACGCCCTTTTTAAAAATTCCCCCTTAGGGTGTTAATTAATAACCTTCGTGGAAATCAGCTAACAATGATGATGTAACACCAGTTGAGCCAATACCAAAGTTTGAAGCCGCTGTAAATGCGCCTGTACCTTGGATCATAACCTGAACATCATCAGTAGTTCCACCTGTGAAAATACCTGACTCTGTCATTGGTGCCACTGCCGCGATTGTGTGAGCATCGTTAGTGCCTGCAACATCACCTGCCGCAAGATATTTTAATGCCGCAGACAATTCTGCTTCAGTCATGTTTGATTTATTAAGGTTAATGATTCTGGTTCTTGGACCGTTACCACTACCTGATCTGCTGATTCCGTTTGTATTTGTTACTGTTGCCATATTCTTCTCCTATTATGAAAGTAATCTACGATTATGCGTCTGCAATATCGAATAAGTTTGTTTGTAATGCCACGGTTGAACTTGATAGATCAAATCCATTCACTGTACCTAATGCTTGTATTCTTGCTTGAAGATCTGCCGCACTAGTTGAGTGCCCATCAACGATAATGCCGATGAATCCGTCTGTTCCAGATGAAACATGCATAAGTGCTTGACACTCTTGCATAACTGCTTCAATTGCTCCGCCGATTCCGCCTTGTGAAGCAAGTGTTGCTTTTGTGTCAATTGCGTAAAAGTCGAGGTTTGCTGTTGAATACAGAGTCCCGTGTGCATGGCCTAGGCCATTTACTCTTGTTACTGTTGCCATTTTTTTCTCCTTATCTTAAAATAGCCTTCACGCTCAGTGAAGTTTTTACATATGTATTTAGTGAAAATGGGTATTTTTAGCTTTTTACGCTGTTTTTGGCCCGATTTTGGATAGATCTTAACATATTGATGTAAGATGGGCCTGCACGGACAATATCATCCATTGCTTTTGCTACTGGTTGGTATGCACGTACCATATTTCCTGGTATAGGTTTACCTGCTCTCATATATTCTAGGAAACCTTTTATAAGTATTAAGTTTTCTGGTTTTGCTAGGAGTCTATAGTATACATAGTCTGCACTAGTTGTTGGTTTTATATCTGGACTACTGACTGTTGGTTCTGTGTCATCTACCCAATTACTTTCTAATCCTTTACCAGCAACTAGTTTAGAAAAGTCATCTATGATATCACTGTTCCTTAATTTAGCTCGTAAAGCATACAGTATTCTTGTAGCTAAAGTTTTTTTATCGTTGTTAGAAAGTCTTGAAAAATTTGTTAAAGATCGTCTATTATTTTTATAATCTGTGTTAGGTATATCTAAACCATTCTCTAAACGTATAAACATTTGATTTACGTTTGTAGGTTTTAATCCACTGCCTACTTTACTTAAAAAGTCAGCAACATCATTCTTTGGCCAAGCTATTGATGCCTGCATTCTTTTTGCGGCTCCAGGATCTTTTAATTTTCCTAGAGCATGTTCGTCACCTCGTATAAAGTAAATTAAATTATACAGATCAGTACCACTTATTTTAAAATGTTGGTAGTTATGATGTCTTGATTTTTTACAATAGTCCTGCACAAAAGAAGTGTAAGATGGAAAGTTTCTCATAAACTCTAGTGCTAAAAGAGATAGGTAAGTCCTCTCACAACAATCGGTATAGGTCAAAACCCTTTGGTTTGAACTATCACGTGTCATTCTAGCTTCTGTAATCTCTTTTATAAATTCCATCTTACATATACTTTTGCATAAAAATTTGACCCATCTTGTGGTAATCTTTGACATCAATAAAATCATGTAGTGTTTGACTGTTTTGGATATCCTTTGTAAACTGCATCTTTACGTTAGGCTTTACACCTTCGGCAGTTAACAGTTGTCTAAGCACTCGTGCCTGTTGAGGTGATACTTCAATTTTTTCACCGTCATCTGTCATAACATGCTTAATAGGATTTGGATTTCCAGCACTATCAAGGATTTTACCTAACTGTTCAAACATTGAGTCATTCTTAAAACCTGCTCCTGTGTCGTCTTGGTCTAGTTCTTTACCATAATTTTTTAGACCTAAATCGTCAAAGTCGCCTTCTTTCATTATGTCTTTAAGTTTCATAGTTTTTTCCTTATCTTTGTACTGCTCTATTAGCGGCAGTAAATCCACTTCTATTTACTAGTTTTATATCACCTTGTGGGTGAGCTAAAACATATCCTTCTCCGCCTGGATTATCGCCTATACTTGCCTTAACATCAGCATCATGGTTATCAAATTGGTTGATTATATCATTCTTAACCTTTTGGATGCCAGATACAACTTGCCACAAAGCGTCAAATCCTGCTTTGTTTTGTCCGATGTATTCTATCATTTTTTGTTGTTTTATCTTACTAACATTACTCGTGCCTAACCATTGTACAAAATCACTTTTCATATTTGTTTGATTAACATACTTGTAAAGCACGTCACTAAAGTCACTTAATTTAAGACCAGCTAATGTATTTTTATCTAATAACTTGTCCATTGCAGATGCGTTTTTAGAAACTATAGTTTGTAATTCTTGTATTTCTTTATCTATAATTTGCGGACCTTTTGTTACTGTTACTGGAGGAAATACCAACACATCATTGCCTTCAAAGAAAGTATTAGCATCTATAGTTATAGCACTTTCATTACCTTGTTCGTCTAACTGTCTGTGTATAACAATACCAGATTGGCTTTGTTGTATACGTTTTCCAATGTCACTATCAACATCTACAGTATAAGTTACAATATTAGGTGTAAAAACAAAAGTATTATTTTTTAAAGGCGGAGTTGTGTAATATAACAAGTCTCCTTTGAAATATCCTCTATGATCTTTTGGTGTTGCACGTTCATATAATTTAAATGCCTGCTTCATCTTTCCGGCAAATGCTATGCGGTCTGGGTTATCCTTGTTTGCTCCGCCACCGCGGTTAAGTAAGAATTGTTCAAGGTCAGCGCCGCTGGTTGCTCTCTCAACTCCTCCTTTTTTGACGAATCCACTCTTGTCGGTAAACACGAACTTTCCATCAACATCGCGTCCAAAAATGATTGCGGGAGATCCATCCCATTTGATTGTAACATCATTATGTCCTCCTTGCTCAAGTTTCTTTAAACTTTCTATAGCTCTGGCCGCACCTTTAGAACCTTCCCAGAAAACAACATCTTCAGCATGTTGAATACGAGCTTCAGCTTCAAATAATTTTGACTCTGTTAATTTAAATTCGTGAAATCTCATAATCCTGCTAACTCTCTTATTCTATCTAAATTCAGAGCATTTTCTATTTCTTTGCTTTCAGGTAATGTTAAATTCATTCTACTAAATGTTTCTCTAGCATCAGCTACCAGCTCTTCATAGTTAGGTAAAGTCTTTGCTCTAGTTATAATAGTTTCTACTGATTCTAAGTCATCTTGCTGTGCATTTGGTCCTAACAGTTTCTTTGCAATTTCTACAGGACTTTTACTTATAATTTCATTTGTCTCACGATCCATTAATCCTACATTGGCGGACCATTTCATTCCCTGTGCAGATGCTATGCTACTCATTAAAATCTGTCTATGTTGTCCTTTATAAGGACTATCACCACTTGCTCCACGTAAACTCCATTTCATCCAGTTAGGATCACCAAACATAAGGTCTGTTTGAACAAATCCGTTTGCTTCGTCACCTCTAATAGGTGTAAAGAAGTGTACAGATATACCAGACTTCTTAATCCATTGCTTTGGATCTTTTCCATTTTGTTTACACCAAGCAACTAATCTTTGCACAAGATCATCTTTTGTAACTTCTTCTTGATTAACTGCAACATCTAGGTCACCACTAGTGTCTTTTTTACCAGTGGTGCCTAGCATAAAGTCTTCATGAGGTAGATTGGTGATTTTTTCAAGCCATTGTAAAGTAGGAATAACATCTTCTTTGTTAATCCTTTGTGTTAAAGGTTCCTTTGTTTCAGGATCCTTAAATATGTTACCACCTTCTTTAAGTATCATTTTTTACTCTCTATGATTTTTTGTACACCACGTTTGAACTTTCTAGGGTCTCCAGACTTGATAGAATTTAAAAATCTGCGTTCTAGTTCATTAGCAGTGTGAGCGTCATATGTTTCATTTATTAAGTTTAATAGGTTTATACTGCTTTTAATTATATTATCAGCAGTTGTTTCAATCAATAAGTCACTGTTCGGCTTGTTTAAAGCTAATGAATTAAGTTCTTGTAGTATTGTTCTAGTTTGTTTTCTCATGGCATCTACCCTATATTTGTATTTAGCGTGATAATAAATATGTTTATAATAATGAGGAGCAGGGCAATGGACATAATTTCATTAAACTTTAAAGATCGATCTCTTTTATTTGCTAATTTAGCAAGGATCGCTTACTATAACATTGACAAAGCTAAAAGTCAAGCAAAAAAATTAGGTTTTTCAACAGTTGAGTTTTACGATAGGGAAGGTGCTCAAGCATATAGATTTATGAATAAAACAGATCTTGTAATTGCATGTAGAGGAACCGAACCTACTTGTTGGAATGATATCAGTGCAGACTTAAAAGCTATCCCTGTTATGTCAGAAACTATTAGCAGAGTGCATAAAGGATTCAAAGAAGAAGTAGATGAACTTTGGCCAATGGTATGTGAAGACATTAACAGAAAGACAAACTTAAAGAAAAACTTATGGTTTTGTGGACACAGCTTAGGCGGAGCAATGGCAACAATAATGGCGTCAAGAGCAAAATTTAATGATGAACTAAATGATCCTGTCGAACTTTATACATATGGTTCTCCAAGAGTAGGTTGGAAAAAATATGTTGAAAGCCTTGAAGTTACACATCATCGCTGGAGAAATAATAATGATATAGTAACAAAAGTACCATTATGGATAATGGGATATAGACACCACGGTACTATGCATTATATTACAAGCGATAATAAAATAGGTAAACCAGGATTCAAAGACTGGTGTAAAGGTATGTGGGCAGGAATCAAAGCGAGAAAGTTTGACTCAATAGGCGATCATGATATAATTGCATATCACACAAATATTAGTGAAGCAATGTAATGAAAGATTGGGTTCTTATACTTGTCACAGCCTTGAATGACGGATCAATTACTACAGAACATGTAGCAACATTTGATTATAAACCCAGATGTGAATACTCTGCAAAAGCAAGAAAGTTATATTTCCCTGCACTTTTTAATAAAGAATTTATATGTTTACAGAAACCTATACAAGCCAAACATAAGTGATCCTGTAATTGATGAAGCAACTAAAATAGCAAACCAAAATCCATATAAAGGCATTATGTAAACAAAAATAGGAAAAAACAAAAGACTTATTAACACAAAATATATAGTTTGATAACTTAATGTCTTGAATGTTTGTATATCTACTCCTGCATAATATAAGAATACAAATGAAACAAGACTTGCTAAAGGAATACCTAAAATAAATGCACCAATGGTTGGATATTTTTCACTTATCGTGCTGACGGTGGCAATAATAACACCACCTATTATAGCTTTTATTAAAAGTTCCATTATTCTTTTATTTCTATGACAGATGGTTTACACCAAGCAGAATAGGCACCTGCCAATCTATCACTTTCTTTATTGATCATTTTAGCATACCAGGCACATTTTTGCATACTTGGGTATTGTATTTGTCCTTCAGTTTCTTGACCATTCATTATCATTAATATAAAAACTAATTTTGTCATTATACAAACAAACTGCTTACAGACTCTTCGTTATGTACACGTCTTATTGCTTCGCCAAACAATTCAGATACAGACACTTGTCTTGTTTTTTTACAACCCTTAGGACAACGATTAGGAATGCTGTCAGTAACAACTAATTCAGCAAGAGCACTCTTTTCAACCTTTTGACATGCTTCTCCTGTCAATACTCCGTGTGTGATATATGCTCGTACACTCAAAGCACCAGCATCAATAATTGCTTGTGCGGCATTACATAGTGTACCACCCGAGTCTACAATGTCGTCTACAAGGATAGCATGTTTACCCTTTACATCTCCTATTAGATTCATTACTTCTGACTTGCCTGCTTCAGGTCTACGTTTATCAACTATTGCTATGTCTCCATGAAACATATCAGCAAACTTTCTTGCACGGACAACTCCACCTGCGTCTGGTGATACAAATACTGTGCCTACCTGTTCAACATCAGGATCATCAATTATACCTATTGTCCGTTTTATGTCTTTGGAGAAAACCACCCTGCTCGTCAAATCGTCTACAGGTATATCAAAAAAACCTTGAATTTGACCAGCATGAAGATCCATTGTAAGTATTCTATCTGCACCAGCAGTTACAATTAAATTTGCTACTAGTTTTGCAGTTATAGGTGTCCTACTTGCACTCTTACGATCTTGTCTAGCATAACCGAAGTAAGGAATCACTGCGGTTATTCTATCTGCACTAGAACGTCTGGCGGCATCAGTCATCACCATAAGTTCCATTAAACTATCATTTACGGGTGTACATGTTGGTTGGACAATGAATACATCTTGTCCTCTGACATTTTCTAAAAATTCTACACTAGTCTCGCCATCAGCAAATGTGCTAATGTTCGCTGGGACTAGATTTGCAAAACAATGTTCTGCAATTTCTTGTGCCAATTTATTATTGGCGTTACCTGAAATAATTTTCATACTCAATGTAAGCCTTCCTCTTTATAGATTTAGTTATAGTATACAATAAATTTACACACATGTCAATAATTTTTATATCTATGTGCTTTAAAACAGGAATTTTGTTTACCAGTTATAAATTTATTGAGCGGTTCCGGGTATTCGGCAAAGTCAGGAATGACGTATTCCCAAACTGTTTCACCTTGTGGAGTAACTTCGAAAAGCCTGCCAAAGGCACTTTCACATATAAAAGTATTGCCATTCCAAAGTCTTTGCACACTACCCATATAGGGACTGAAAAATGCTGGGGGCATGTCGTCTACATAAGTCCAGACCATTTCTTTAGTCACTAAATCAAATTCTACTATTCTACTATGATGTACACTAGGAGGACGTATGTTGCCGTTACAGAATGCAATCAACGTTCCTTTGTCAGTTACAACAGGACAATGTTGTTGTGCTACATCTGGCCATTTCTTTTGCCACACAACATCTTTGCTGTCTATGTGTACACCAATTATACCTGAAGTATTTCTCAAGCTCATGTATACTATATTGTCATGTAGATGCACACCATTAATCATGGGCCAATGGTTGTCCGGCATACCTTCATGTACAGGCCAGTTCTTTTCGCTTAGTTTTTTCCATGCACACCATTCCCATGTCACGTTGCCTTGACGATCAATTATTCTAACTACATCACTGTAACGACCATCTTTGTAATCAGCCGCGGCAACATAAAGTAATCCGTGTGTTAACCATTGTGCATCGTGATGGGCATATGGATCTTCATACTCCCAAACAATATTGCTTTTGCTATCTGCTTCCATAAAATGTCCGCCATGCCAAATATCCCAAGGTGGATAAAGATCAACACTGGTATTGTGACTGCCATTGTATCCTAAGTTACCATTTGGTAATATCACAGCATCACGACCTGGTCGAACTGGCATGTTCCATTCATGCACTAGGTCACCTCCATCGTCAATCAATGGCACTCTACCACCACCTGTCTGTGGTGCAAACAATGTGTAACCACCTGCTGTTCTATTATCGTAATGTGTAAGTCCTAGTTTTCTACGAGCTACTGTTGTCATTTTGTATCTCCAAGTTTTTGTTTTTACCAAATTTCATCATTAAATGTTCGCCTGACGTTGTCCCGTCTACTTCTGTTTCATAATTAGGTGCATGAAAGTATACAATACTCATGCGTCTTGACTCACTACCTACTGGAGGATTAGTAACTCTGTGTAATGTGCTACGCCATTCAGGATTCCAACGTGGCATAAGGTCTCCCAAGTTTACAATAAAAGTATAGGGCAACGGCTTTACATCGTGCCATTGATCATCTAACCCCATTACCTGTAGTCCACCTGGTTTGTCTTCAGTCAATAACAAAGTTAGACTTCCAAAGTCTGTATGCATACCTGCTCTTATACCTTCAGGCGATACATCTTGTTTAGGATAGTTATGCACAATCAAATTGCTAATTGGTTTGTCACTGCGTAGAGGACAATGCATTAGATCCAATAAACGTTGTGATAAATCAACACACATCTTATCGTACTCTTCATAGACTGTTTTCATATCCGCATTGGGCCAGATGTTTGGATAGAAGAAACCCTTAGCACCGTCTGTTTCGTAATATGGATCTCCAGGGACACCTTCCTGACCCATGCTGAATGTTTCTTTTTCATCAGGTGGAGCATCCTCAATACCTAATGTTTTGGCAAGTGCCTTTGCTCTTACTTTGTAATAACCCCTACCATGCTCCATATTTTGAAACTGTTCTTTATGTTCTAATGGCTGATCAAAAAATGTTTTGTTAATACTAAACATTCTATCAATAAGATCTTTGCTTATTCCATGTCCGCTTACAACAATGAATCCCCACTTTTTACATGCTTCATCTATTTCTTCGTGTACAACTTTAGGATCTCTACTGATATCTATTACAGGTACTTTATCCATTTAACTTCCTTTCATTTCTGATTCATGCCATTTACGCATCAAGTACCAACCAATAGTTTGTACCGTTATAAAAAATGCAAAGCCTAGTCCCGTGGCTGTCAGTATCAAAGCCATTACTAGAGCTGTTTCTAATTCTGCTTGTGCATATATAATCTGCACTCCTAAGCCTCCATCTTCACTACCGGAGCCGATAATAAATTCTCCAACAATAGCACCAATTACACTAAGTCCTGCACTGATTTTAAGTCCTGCAATAATGTTAGGAATTGCGGCAGGAAAACGTAATTTTATAAAATTTGTAATACTGTTAGTTTTGTGATATTGAAATAGTTCAACAAGTGTTTTGTTTGTACTGTTCAATCCTAAAAGTGTATTGTTGATAATAGGAAATAAACTAATAATAATACTGATAATAATAATGCTTTTTATTTCAAACCCAAACCATAATACAATCAATGGTGCAACAGCAACCACTGGTACGGTTTGTAATAGTATTGCATAAGGATATAAACTGCGTTCTAAAACTTTGTTAAGACTCATTACTGTAGCGACAGTTATGCCTATCAATATTGCAATTACATAGCCTGTGAAGGCGGCTCTAAATGTAAGTCCTAGCCCTATCATAATTATTTCAAAGTCGGTTACAAATTGTTTTGCAACGGCAAAAGGAGTAGGCAATATAAAAGCCATATCGTATATCAATGCACCAATGTGCCAACATCCTAAAAACAAAGCCAATATCAATGCAGGTGGTATAATCTTTTTTATTTCCATGTTCTTAACTTTCCTGCTATATCATTTACCACTTTACTAAATTGTGGTTTGCTTCTAATGTCTGGGGTTCTTTTCTTAAATGGTATATCTATAATGTCTGTAATTTTGCCAGGTCTAGGAGACATAACAACAACCCTGTTGCTGAGATAAACTGCTTCAGCTATGTTGTGTGTAACTAGGATTGCAGTGAACTTGTCTCTGGTCCACATGTCGTATAATTCTTCTTGCAGTACTTCTCTTGTTAATTCATCTACTGCACTTAATGGTTCATCTAATAAAATGTATTCGGGATCTAATACTAAACTTCTTGCAAGGCTTAATCTCATTTTCATACCGCCTGATAACTGATGTGGGTATGAACGTTCAAAGCCATTTAGGCCTACCTGTCTTAGAGCTACTGCGGCTTTGGCTCTCTTGTTGTTTGTATGTTCTAGTTCCATAAGCAATTCTACATTGCCTTGTACGGTACGCCATGGTAACAATGCACTGTCTTGAAATACAAATGCACCTTTTTTGGGTTTGGTTACACTTCCATCTGTTGGCACTAGATCAGCAATTATTCTTAGTAGTGTAGATTTGCCACAGCCTGAAGGTCCAACTATAGAAATGAACTCGCCTGTGGCAATATCTAAATTTACTTCTGCTAATGCTTGAACTTCATCAAAGTGTTTACTAACTTTGGAAATTCCTATCATTGCAGTTACCTTTTATTCACAGTTGCCCATAAAAGATAAATTGTAACTCGTTGAAGGATCAAAGTCTGCAGGTACCATATCAACTTGTTTTAGTTGTCCTGCCAATTCGTCCCAACGTTCTGACTTCATACAACCTAGTTTGCTATAGTCTTTAGGTAAAAATTCAGCCTTCATAAGCTCAATAGCATTCATATGAATATCTCTAGTTACTTTCTTTGACTTTGAAAGAATAAGGTCAGCAGTTGGATCTGGATTGTTAAGTGACTTTACAAATGCCGCTCGCAGTCTATCGACAACTTCTTGTACAAGTTCTGGGTTCTCGTCAATCATCTTTTGTGTTGTAAAAAGAGTACTGTAAGGTCTGTAGCCTAAGTCTACCAATTTAATTTGATCTGTTGGTACACCTTTGGCGGCGAGTCTAGCAGGAAGAAAAAGTGAATAGCCCTGTTGGAACATTTCTTTTTCCCTAGCAAACAATCCCAAGTCACCTTTTAGTGGGAATTCTTGTGCAGACACACCGTATTCTGCTTTTACCCATTTCCAATATGTTACACCCATCTTAACGGCAAATCTTCTACCTTCAAGATCCTTAACAGTTTTAATTCCTTGGTCAGGATGAAATACAAGTGTGTATGGCACGTGGTCAAGGTTGGCAAAAATTGCAACAAGACCTGCACCTTTGGCGTTAGCGGCCATTACTGAATCAGATGCTTGAAGTCCAAATTCAACTGAACCTGCGGCAACCTGTGCAGTGGTATGTACTTTTGGACCACCTGGTTTGATATTGATTTTTAAATCGTGATTGTCATTGTCAAGCATTGCTTGCCAAAAGACACTTTGGTTACCTTGTGGGAACCAATCCATAAGCAAAGTAACTTCCTTTGCTTGTACTGTAGTTGCAAATAAAATTGCAACAAGAGTTGTTAAAAAAGTTTTCATTTGTTGTCTCCTTCCGAGTTATTACTTTTTTATACAGGAGCATTCCACCAATGCTCCCAAGGAAAGTGTATCCAGATATCTTTTGAATCTTTCGCACATTCCTGTACGTGATAATGAGGTTTAAATTCACACTCATTATTCCACCACAAAGATGCAAACCTTACCTCAACTGGTAAGTTGGTTGCACCTTTAAGATGTTCTTGGATTTTTAAAAATGTTTCGCCTGAGTCACAAATGTCATCTACAATCAAGACCCTTTCGTCAGTCTTCTTGGGCATATAGTCTTCCCAGTCTGGAAAATCTCTTATACTTGCTTTTACTGGTTTGAAAGGCTTTTGGAACCAATGAGACATCATTACACCTGCTGTCAATCCTCCCCTTGATAATCCTACAATTACCTGCGGGTCAAATTTATCTAACGTTATGTTTCTGCACAGAGTGTTTACATCTCTCCGCATCTCATCCCATTTGTACCAAAGTTTGTTAGACATTAAAGCTCTTGCTTCATTTTAAAAAGTTATTTATATAATTCATATTGTTGTGAAGTAAAAAGGTGATACTAGTCAGCATATCACCCTTACTTACTAAAGTCCGTTTGGTACAATCACATAGTGTATCATTAACACTACGCCTACTGATGCACCAAGTCCTATCATCATTTTGATGAAGTCTCTGGTTACCAACGGAAACACTGTTTTGAACTTTTCCTTGCCTGTCATTGTTGCCATAGCAAGTTCACGTCCACACAGTAAACCTACGAACACCCACGTTGTTGACATTGGAATATCATTTAGTTCTTTGAAGAACCAAAGTATTAGGAAGTATACACAATCAATAATTG